ATAAAACACTTACAAATCCAATTTTTGTTGCTCCAGAAGAGCGTTTAACAATTACTGCTGCATCTGCGACGGGAACTATAAATATAGACACAGCAACATCAGGAACACTATACTACACAAGTAGCGCAAGTTCTAATCATGTTATTAATGTTCGTCATAGTTCAAGTACTTCGTTAAATAATACTTTAACTACAGGAGATTCAATTACTGTGGTTTGGTTAAATACAAATGGCGGTACCGCTTATTATCCAACAGTGTTGTTAGTAGATAGTGCAACTAGTGGAGTTAGCACAAAGTGGCAGGGTGGCACAGCACCAAGCAGTGGCAATGCATCAAGTGTTGACGCATATGTTTATAACATTATAAAGACAGCCTCTGCAACTTTCACGGTATTAGCAAGTCAAACAAAGTTTGCGTAAGGTGATCTAGTGAGTCCTATACTAGATTCAATAGGTAGCGTAAAAGCATTTGGGTGGGGTGCTATTGTTTCTAATACCGCTTACGAATCTATTGCCACTGTAACTGTTGGTGCAGGTGGAAGTGCTAGTGCTGAATTTACTTCCATACCTCAAACTTATAAACATTTACAAATTAGAGGTATTGGAAGAACTTCTGATGCAGGTACAGGTGGAAATTTCGGATGTTATATTAGAATGAATTCTGATACAGGTAGTAATTACGCATTTCATACATTATTGGGTAATGGAATATCAGTAGGTGCGGGTGGTTCGGCATCTCAAAATTTAATTTACACACTTCACGTTGGTCCAAGAGGTGGAGATTTATCAAATACATTTAGCGCTCAAATTGTAGATATTTTAGATTACGCTAATACTAATAAATATAAAACAGTTCGCATTTTGGGTGGTCACAATTTGCAGGCTACAACGGCTGAACGAATTGCTTCATCATCAGGTGTATGGATGTCAGTATCTGCAATTACAAGAATTGATATTTATCTTGAAGGAACTATGGGTCAATACACTCAATTCGCCCTTTATGGAATAAAAGGAAGTGCATAATGGCTTCAACCTATGAAAAGATAGATACAACTACTTTGAGTAGTTCTCAAGCAAATGTAACTTTTTCTTCTATTCCGCAAACCTATACTGATTTAATTTTGATAGCATCTGCTAAATCATCAACCGCTTCTGCTACTGATTCTTTTGGAATTGCAGTCAATGGTGTTGGAAGTTCAGTGTATTCACGAACATACTTAGAAGGTAGTGGAAGTTCTGCAACAACAGGCAGACAAACTTTATCAATTCGTATCGTAAGTGATTATATGATGGGTACTGCTGGCGCAGATTTGGGCGTTTATACTTGGAATTTTATGAATTATTCCAATACAACTACATACAAAACTACATTGTATAGAGCAAGCAATGCTTCAAATACTGGTGGCTTTAATGCCCAAGCAACTGTTTATCTTTATCCTTTTACATCTGCAATTACAAGTTTAGTTATTGCACCTATGAGCGGTGCTAATTTGGCTGCTGGCTCAACCTTTACACTCTACGGAATCAAGGCGGCATAATGGCAACTACATATACTTTAATTTCAAGTTCAACTGTTGGTAGTAGTGGTTCATCACAAGTAGATTTTACTTCTATTCCGCAGACTTATACTGATTTGAATGTTTTAATATCAGCGAGAAATACCCATAATAATTATTACGGATTTTATATGCGCTTCAATAGCAACAGTAGTGGTTACACTTCTCGCAGATTAAGACAAAGCGGAACTACTGTTGCTAGCGACACAAGCACAGACATACATTGGAACCCATCTGACTTTACTGGGAGCGTATTTAGTAGCACTTCAATTTATATTCCAAATTATACTGGTTCTTCATATAAATCTGCATCAATAGATTCTGTGGCTGAAAATAATGCAACAAACAACTCAAATAGTTTATATGCTTGGCTTTGGTCAAATACTTCAGCAATTACATCTATTTCTTTTGGCACATTTGATGCAGGAGCGCCCGATAAATTTGCTCAATACTCAACATTCTATTTATATGGAATATCCAACGCTTAACGAAAGGAGAAAACAATGCCAGAAACATTAACTAAAATAGTAGTAAATTGTGAGACGGGAGTACAGGAAATTATTCCCCTTACCGCTGAAGAAATCGCACAGCGTGAAGCAGACGCAGCAGCATACGCAGCAGAAAAAGCAGCAGCAGATGCAGCAGCAGAAGCAGAAGCAGCAGCAAAAGCAAGTGGACTTGCAAAACTATTGGGACTTGGTCTTACAGAAGCAGAAGCCAACGCACTAATAAAATAATAGCGGGTAAATAAAACAAATCTGCTATAATAAGAAACAGGGAGAACTATGCCAACCACATTTAATACAGATTCACCAAGACCAGCCTATGTCTATGATTCAACAGATGACGTCTGGTATCCGTTAGCAGGTGTTGCTCCTGGATCTAGTGTTGATAGATATTATTTTACTGCCACCAGCGGTGCTACCTCAATTAGTGGAGTTGATAACAATGGTGCAACTTTGGCATATACCGCGGGTACTGAGCAAGTATATCTAAACGGTGTATTACTAGTACGAACAGATGATTATACTGCAACTAATGGTACATCTATTACAGGATTAGCAGCACTTACTACAAATGATATTGTTGAGGTTATTACTTTTAACCCGTCGAATATTGAAAAAACAAGTGCAATCTTATCAACATCAATTAATGCTAAAGGTGATTTAATTGCGGGTACTGCAGACAATACCGCAGGAATTTTATCAGTAGGAACTGCTGGACAATATTTAAAAGTTGACTCAAGCACCGCAACTGGTTTAACTTGGGGAGATCCTGGCGATTTAACGGCGGTATCAGCAGGAACAGGCATAACAGTAACAAATGGTACAGGTCCTATTCCTTCAGTTGCATTAACCACACCTGTTTCTGCTACAAATGGTGGTACAGCACAATCAACTTATACAACTGGTGACATGCTTTACGCTTCTGCTGCTAATACTTTAGCCAAATTAAGTATTGGCACTACGTCACAAACTTTAACTGTAGTGGACGGTATTCCAAGTTGGGTTACACCTTCAAGTGGTGGTATGACTTTAATTAGCACAACAACATTGACAGGTGCATCTGTTACATTGTCATCAATACCGCAAATCTATAATGATCTTAGGTTGGTTTTAAGAAATCCACTACCAGCAACAGATGGATCTTATTTACAACTTCAATACAATGGAGTAACAACAAACCAATATTTTGGTAGCGTTAATCCTTATTATGCATACAACCCAATATTATCAGGTTATTTTGTTAGTGCTATGGATATTGCTGGCACAACTGGACTTGACAATTCGGTGACCAATTCTCATATTATGCACGAAATTTATGATTATACCAATTCAACAACTTTTAAAATTACAACTACTTATGCTGTAACCACGGATCCAACAACTACAACATCACATTATTTTGGTTCGTATCCTGCTATTTATCGTCAAACAACTGCAATATCATCTATTTTAATAAAAATGAATTCAGGAAATATGACATCAGGCACAGCCCTACTTTACGGGATTAAATAATGACTAAATCAAATAAACCACAAGTAAAAATTGTGAATTGTCAAACTGGCGAGGAAATTGTCAGAGATGCTAATGCTGAGGAAATTGCTCAGATGGAATTGGATGTTGCTAATGCAGCAAGAACAAAAGCCGAAGCCCAAGCAAAGGCAGAAGCCAAAGCAGCAGCACAGGCTAAGTTGGAAGCACTTGGTTTAACTGTTGAAGATTTGCAGGCGTTGGGTTTATAGCAGAATTCTTTAAGAATGTTATTCTGATATAATAAGAACAGTTTAAGGAGAATAAATTGACAAGAGCCAGAGACAATGCATCAAATGTAGCAGGAGATATTTCTGGAGTTACCGCTGGCACAGGGCTAACTGGTGGTGGATCAAGTGGTGCTTTAACACTTTCTCTTGATACCCCCGTTTCTGCTACAAACGGCGGTACAGCACAATCAACCTTCACAACAGGAGATATATTATACGCATCTGCTGCTAATACTCTGGCTAAGTTAAGTATTGGTACCACGTCACAGACTTTGGTAGTTTCAGGCGGTATTCCAAGTTGGGCTACACCTTCAAGTGGTGGTATGACTTTAATATCTGAAACAGTTGCAAGTGCTTTATCAAGTTTATCATTTACATCATTAGGCAGTCACAAACAATTATTATTATGTTGGTCTGGTATAACACATTTAGCCAGTGCTACAGCCTTTTCAATTAGATTAAATAATGATAGCGGTTCCAATTATATCGGACAAAATCTTTGGTATGGTGGCGGATTTGATGTTGCTATTTTTACAAATACTCAATTAAATAACGCAGGTATGGCTGCTTTTGGTGTTAATTGCACTGGTGGCGGTAGTAGTGCTGCCAATGGATGGTTAATAATTGATAATTATACTTCCACTTCAAAAGTTAAAACATACAATTTATTTAATTTATTTAAACAGGCAAGTGATACTGCAGGGGTAGCAAGGGGCGGATTTACTATTGGATACTACAATTCAACTAGCGCAATAAGTTCAATAGATATAGTTCGCACTGCTGGTTCTGCAACTTTTTCAAATGAAACAAACACTACAATTAGATTATATGGGGTTGCATAATGACGAAATTAATTATTAATTGTGAAACTGGCGAAATTGTTAAGCGTGAACTTAATGCTGACGAATTACAACAACAGGCAATAGACCAAGCCAAAGCAGATGCTTATGAAACCGAAGCCCAAGCAAAGGCAGAAGCCAAAGCAGTAGCGCAGGCTAAGTTGGAAGCACTTGGTTTAACTGTTGATGATTTAACTGCTTTGGGGTTGTAAACCTTAAAATGTCAAACCTCAATCCAAAAAACCGAAGGGAGTCATAGCAAGTAAATCTGCTATAATAACAATATGCCAGCATCATTTAACTATACAGGTAGACCAGGGTATATGTATCAACTTTCATCTGATACCTGGTTTCAAATGTCTGGAATTGTAGATACCTCTTCTGGATATGATTGGACAGGTGTTCATTCTTTTGCTAATGATATTTCTTTTGAAGATTCCCTGACTTCTAGGGAGGGTATTAATAACTTTTTAAATCCCGCTGCAAGAAACGCAGCAATTGCATCTCCTGTCCATGGAACAGTTGCATTTGTTCGTCAAGATGCTGGCGGTACCACAATAAATCAATGGCAATACTACAATGGATCTGATTGGGTTGCTAATGATGGTGATATTTCTGCAGTAGTAGCAGGCACAGGTTTGAGCGGAGGCGGAAGCGCTGGCAGCGTAACTTTAACGGTAGACACAACATTTGTTGCTACTACAAGCAATACAATGACAATGAGCAATAAGACTTTGACTGCACCAACATTAACTGAAACAGTAACAGCATCAGGAGATATTGTTTTGAGTGCTGCAGGCGGTCCAGGAAGTGTTATAGACGAATTAACACTTTTACTAATGGATGCAATTTAAGAAGTGATATAATAAAGAATAGGAGGTAGTAATTAATGGCTACAACAACTAAAGTACTTTATAGAGGTGCTGCAACAACATCTGGCACCGCTGGCGTTTTGTATACCGTTGGAACTTCAGGCATGACCACTGTTGTAACAAACATTGCAGTATGTAATCCACTAGCATCAACATCAACATTTTCATTAAATATTGGTGGAATTGCTTTTGCTGCAACTTCGGCGGTAGCACCAAGTACAACTCAACTAATTGATCTTAAACAAGTTCTTCCATACAATGCAACAACATCTAATATGCAAATTACAGCAAGTGCAGTAACAACTGCTGTGACTTTCCATATAAGTGGAGTGGAGATCGTGTAATATGGGTTCGTTAACAATCCCATCTAGTTCTATTGATGGCATATTGGGTGTGGCTACACCTTCAAGTGGTGGTATGACTTTACTTGAAACATTAAGTTTATCAGGTGCAAGTGTAACCAGTTCAAGTCTTAGTCAAAATTACATAAATTTACAGATAATTATCAGACAAGCAAGACCTGCAACTGACGGAACCTATCTTGGTTTTAGAATGAATGGCGCTACATCTGGATATACTTCGGAAAGCGGCACACAAACATCAGGTCCTTTTGGTAATATTGCAATTTATTTTGGTGACCAAATTGATAATGGCGCCTCAAATTTGACTGCTTGGTTAAATATTTATGATTATACAAATACTACTACTTGGAAAACAGTTGATTTATGGGGTTATGGTAACTATTACACCGCCTCATCTAATTGGTCTGCTAGAGGTGGTAAAGCACTATTGAATACAACATCAGCAATTACAACAGTTACTTTTTTCCCAGATTCAGGAACCTGGACAAGTGGCACAGTTTATATTTATGGAGTGAAATAATGACAAGACCTATAACAAGAATATATCAAAATGATGGCACTTACATTGATAGAGAAATGAATGATAATGAATTGGCTATTTATGAAGCAGACCAAGAATTAGCCATAATTAGAAGAGCCGAAGCCCAAGCAAAGGCGGAAGCCAAAGCAGCAGCACAGGCTAAATTAGTAGCATTAGGTTTAACTGTTGATGATTTGCAGGCGTTGGGCTTATAGCAGAATCCCCCAAGATAGTTAATAAAAACCCCCAAGCCAAAAGCAAGGGGGTATTTTTATTTCCTAAATTATCCAGGGTATTTATTTAACCACTTATTAATAGCACCAGTATTGTAGGAAGACCAGGCTTTCCAATCTACCCCGCCATTTGTCATAAAATATGCAACTTCAGCATTTATGACTGGATTAAACAAATCTGCGTTATGATTTAAATCAAACTTGTCACGACGTCTTTCTCCAAGCAAAGATATCATATTAATCTGAAATATGCCGTAACTTTGATCAAAGGTTTCCTTGTTTCCATTATATGCATAAGGCCTGCCATTACTTTCTGCCTTTGCTACAGCATAAGCAATCTTAAGACCTTTGCCAGTAAAACCAACAAACTTTAATAATTCTATCAATTGAGAATCAGTTAAAGATGTTGCGTTTTCGTACTTTTCTAGTATTTTATCTCTATTAGTCTTAGAGACCAAAAAAACCGCTTTGTCAGCGGTTGTAGCATTTAGCCCCTGTTTTCCTAATAAATTATTCTGAGCAAAAGCATCAATTTGAACACCAAAAATCATGATCAAAGCAAATGATAAAGCCCAGCCCCCAGATAGTTTCTTATTACGTATCAAGTTTTACCTCCTAAGAAACAGAATGACACCTTAATGGTGCCATAGCACCAGTATAACATATTTTGAAACAATATGTCAAATTAAATATGATATATTATACGTATTAACACACAATGTTAATATTTATTTTTAGTGAAAGTGATATAATAAATACATGCCAGCGGAAACCACGAATTACGACTTGCCCTATCCATTATCATCTGATAGTGTTAACGTACATGAGGATATTCAAAATTTGGCAGAAGCAATTGATGCTATTTTACCTAACCTTGGACTTCCGTATCTTACATTAGAAGTTTCAAATACAAGCGGTGTAACAATAACAAAAGGCGATCCTGTTTATATTATTGACCATGGCGCAACAAAACCAAGAGTTGCAAAATCAAATGCAAGCACATTATCAACATTTCCTGTAATTGGTTTAGCGCAAGCAACTATGACAAATACATCTGATGGTGTTGTTGTATTAACAGGAGTATTTAGTGGAGTTAATACTTCTTCTTTTACTATTGGAAATAGACTATATGTTGCAGCAGGTGGAGGACTTACCGAAACACAACCAACAACAGGTGGAGGTGTAATTGGCGTGGTAGCAAAAGCAGCAACTTCAGGAATAATTATTGTTGGTGCAAGTAAAGGCAATGGAACTTGGGGATCAATGAAAGCAGGATTATCATAATGACAAATTATAGAGGTGCGGGATCTGAATCATTTTCAGTAGGAGTAACACCACCAAATATTTCTTGGACAGTTGTTCGTGGCGACACAACAGCATTTAGAGTTTATGTAACAGATGAAGATCGTAATCCATTAACTATTGCTGATTGGGATATTGCAATGGATATTGTTAGAGAAGGATCAACAAGCGATACAGTTATAGTTTCTTTAACTCCAGGAGTAACTGCAGATGATGAAGACGGAGAATTTACAGTGGCGTTAACTGCTGATGAATCAGATCTTTTAGAAACAGATGATATTTTTGATATTCAACTATCAGATGCTACTAGAACTTGGACGGTAGCAAAAGGAACAATCACAGTAATTGAAGATGTAACTGGTCCTTACGAAAGTTAATTATGCCAGTTGCAAGAGTTAAAGATGTTGATGGTCGCAGGGTATTTTTAAATACCATCAATTATTCTAAAGCAAAAGCATCTACTATAGGATCATTTACTGCAGAGGTAAATGGTGTTTATCCTTTTAGAGTAAGGTTTAAAAACATTGGCGTTTCAATCCCGCCATCACAAGGTATTGGTGTAGCAGTCATTGGTAGTAGTTTTATCATTTTATGATATAATCATTAATTATGGCCATCATCCCAATTAATACACTTAAAGGTAAATTTGAAACTGGTGACATTCCAACAGGTGCAGATTTTGTTGATTTAATTGATACTACAACATATCGTGCAGATTCTTTGGGCGGGGATGGAAATAATAGCCTAACAATCAATGGTATAGAATCAGCAACAGTATTTGATACTATAGATACTACAGTTTTTAGAACTGTTAAATATTTAATTCAATTATCCCATGCCTCAAGTTCTTCATATAGAAGCAGTGAAATAAACTTAATTTTTGATGGTACCAATCAAAATATAACAGAATACGGTTCTGTTAAAAACACAAACAGTGATGTTGGAACACTATCTGCATCATTAAATTCTGGTACAATTAGCATGACGGTTACCCCCGTTCTAAGTCCGATGACCATAAGGTATTACCGCACTGGTTTGAAGGCCTGACGCCGATAAGGAGAAAAAATGGCAACAGTAGACAAAGACTTTCGAATTAAAAATGGTTTAGTTGTTGAAGGTAGTACGGCTACCGTCAATGGTCAAAACGTTCTTACGGAAGCATCAACATCATTTTTAGCAGAGTATGTTGCAGACACCGTAGGTGCAATGATATCAGGTAATACCGAATCTGGTATTTCAGTAACCTACCAAGACGCAGATAACACACTAGATTTTGATGTTGCAGATTTTACAATTACACTTGGTGGAGATCTTTCAGGTGCTGTAACGATTACAGATCTTGCAAACGCAACTCTTACCGCATCCATTGCAGCAGACTCTGTTGCACTTGGCACAGACACAACAGGTAACTATGTAGCATCTGTTACATCTGGCACAGGAATCACAATTTCATCTGGAACAATTGGAGAAAATTCTGCAATTGTAGTGGCAAACGATGATAAAGGTTCTTCACAAAATATTTTCAAAAATATTGCAATTACAGGTGGAGCAACAATTGCAGCAGATTCAAATGATGACACTGTAACTCTTACTGCTGGAACTGGTATTACTCTAGCAGCAGCAACATCTACAGACACAATTACAGTAACCAACAGTGGTGTTACACAACTTACTGGAACTGCTAATGAGGTTGAGATTTCTGCTTCAACTGGCTCAATTACAGTTGGTCTTCCAGATAATGTAACAATTGGTAACAACCTAACCGTTACTGGAAACTTAACAGTTAATGGAAGCACAACTACTCTTAATACAGAGACTCTTGCTGTAGAAGATAATTTAATTCTTCTTAATAGCAACGTTACAGGTGCTCCGTCAATTGACGCAGGTATTGAAGTTGAGCGTGGTAGTTCAACAAATGCATCTCTATTCTGGAATGAATCAGATGATAAATGGTATGTAAATGATTCAACTACTTCCAAGGCAATTGCTTTGGTTGGAGATGCAACATTTAATACCTTTGCAAATTTTACAGACGGTACTCAAACAGCAACTCCAGACAGTTCAAATGATACATTTACATTTGCTGCTGGAACTGGTATTGCAGTAGCGGTATCAACATCTGCCGACTCCTTAACAGTTACTAACGTAGGTGTTACAGGATTAACAGGAACTTCAAATCAAGTAACTGTATCTGCTTCAACTGGAGCAGTAACTCTGTCTTTACCACAGAATATTCATACAGCAGCAACTCCAACATTTGGTTCTTTAACTCTTACAAATGCTTTAACCGCTAGCGCTGTTACTCTTACAGACGCTGAAATAGCAACAGCAACTGCAACTGCTACAACCAGCGGATCAGTTATTGATTCATGGTCAGCAACAAACTACAGCAGTGCAAAATATCTTGTTCAAATGCGTGTAGGAAATGATATTGAAACCATCGAAGTACTTGTAAATGTTGATGGAAATAACAACGTTTACATTACAGAGTATGCTGATGTTATTAGCAATGAACAACTTGGAACAACTGATGCAGACTACAATGGCGGAAACGTACGTCTAAAAGTAACTGCAGCAGGTGCCAACGTAACAGTAAAGGTACACAAGACGCTAATTGAAGCGTAATGTGACCACGAAGGGACAGTGAACTTCAGTGGCAACAACGAATAAAGATTTTGTCGTCAAGGCAGGACTTAAGGTTGCTACTGGAGTTACCTTCCCAGATAATACTACTCAAACTACCGCTTTTACTGGCGGGGGATTAACAGTAGGTAATTCATTTCCAGAATCACCAAGCAATGGTGATTTATTTTTATATACAGTAACAGAACGTATTTATTTTTATTACAATGCAGAATGGAACCCATTAGCCACTTACTTTGATGCTCAATCAGAATATGATGGCAATGGAATTACATATCCTACATTATTTGCAAAATTAGATGGTGGCACTCCAAGCACTAATTTTGGTAATGCTGTTCCACAAGCCGACGGTGGTAGTCCAAGTGAACAATTCTGATATAATGACTGTTAGTGAAGAAAGGTAGTCATGGCAACTAGAATTCAAGTTCGTAGGGGGACAAGTAGTCAATGGACTAATGCAAACCCAACTCCAGAGCCTGGAGAAATTGGCTGGGAATCAAATACCAATAAATTTAAAATTGGCGATGGATCAACTGCATGGGATGACTTACCATATTTTGTAGACGAAGATACAATGGATAGTAGCATTGGTGATTACATACCATTAACTCAAAAAAGTAACGTTAGCGGTGTTGCAGAATTAGATGCTTCTAAAAATATTATTGCTCCAGCAGGTATTATATTTGAAGGCGCTACAATTGATGCTTATGAAACAAGTTTAGTAGTGACAGATCCTACAGCAGATAGAACAATTACTATTCCAAACTCAACTGGAACTCTTGTTCTTGCAGATGATAGTGGAAACGTATCTATATCTGGAAACCTAACCGTAAGTGGTACAACTACAACAGTTGAATCTACAAGTGTAGTACAATCACTTGTTTTTGAAGGGGCTACCGCTGACGAATACGAAACAACCTTAACGCTTGTAGACCCAACTGCAGATCGCACAATTACTCTTCCTAACGTTAGTGGCACTGTTATTACTAGTGGCAACTTCCCTGCTTTAACATGGGGACAAGTTAAATTAGGTGGAGCAATTTAATCACTGCTTTGCAAAAATAAAAGCACTCAACCTTTACTTTATAGTTGTCCTTATAAAATAATCGTAAATTATAACTTTTTGTTATAAAAATTTGTGCTATACTATAGAGTGCTTTGAAAATTTAAAAGCACTCATCTTATTTTTGTGGAAAGGTATTACGATGGCAGACGTATTTTCTTTTCGTCTTTTAGACGAATTTGTCAATAAATATAAAAATTTACAACCCCCTTTTGGTTTTACAGACGCAGGATCAAACTCTCTTGGAGAGATTACTTTTATTCGTACCTACTCTCGCATGAAAGAAGACGGTAAAAAAGAAAGATGGTATGAGGTTTGCAAACGGGTAATTGAAGGAATGTACTCAGTGCAGAAAAACTGGGCTAAAGAGAGCCGTTTGCCCTGGAATGACAATAAGGCACAGAAGTCTGCTCAAGAGGCCTATGATCGCATGTTTAACCTTAAATGGACCCCTCCTGGACGAGGTTTATGGGCATTTGGTACTCCTATGACTATGGAGCGTAAAAACTCAGCAGCCCTTCAAAATTGTGCAATGGTATCAACAAGAGACATAGACCGTAATGATCCAGGGGCTTTGTTTGGCTGGGTAATGGATGCCTTAATGTTAGGCGTAGGTGTAGGGTTTGATACTGTAGGACAAGACAAAGAAATGTTAATTTATTTACCTACAGAACCAGTCGTTACTTATCAAATTCCTGATACTCGTGAAGGTTGGGTAGAGTCAGTTAGAATGTTAATTAATTCATTTTTACGTGCAAATCAAAATATTCAAGAATTTGACTACTCTTTAATACGACCCCTAGGATCCCCTATAAAAGGCTTTGGAGGAGTTGCCAGTGGTCCACAACCATTAATGGATCTTCATATTAGAATTCGCAATGTAATTGGTTCTAGAACTGGAGACAAGTTTGACTCTCGTGCAATAGTTGATATTATTAATTTAATTGGTACCTGCGTTGTTTCTGGTAATGTTCGTCGTTCTGCAACATTAGCATTAGGTAATCCAGATGATAAAGTTTTTAGTAATTTAAAAAATCCAGAAATATATCCAGAAAGAAACTCGTATAATCCAGCAAAACCAGGATGGGCATGGATGTCAAATAATTCTATTGCTGCAGAAGTTGGAACAAAATATGAAGATTATGTTAATTTAATTTCAAACAATGGAGAGCCAGGATTTATATGGCTTGATGTTGCACGTAATTATGGTCGTCTTGCAGATCCTGCAGATGAAAAAGATTTAAGAGTTATGGGATTTAATCCTTGTGCTGAACAACCATTAGAATCATATGAACTTTGCACACTTGTAGAAGTTCACTTAAATCGTCATGAAGACAAAGAAGATTTTCTAAGAACATTAAAGTTTGCATATTTGTATGGCAAAACTGTTACTCTTCTTCCAACACATTGGCAGATTACAAATGGAATTATGCAACGTAATCGTCGCATTGGAACATCTTTAACTGGCATTGCATCTTTTGCAGATACAAAAGGTATTCCAGTTCTTCGTGAGTGGATGGACGAGGGGTATAAAAAAATTAGATCTTATGATCATACATATTCTGAGTGGTTATGTGTAAGAGAGTCAATTAGAGTTACAACTGTAAAACCTTCTGGTTCTGTATCATTGCTTTCTGGTGCTACCCCTGGAGTTCACTGGGGTCCTGGAGGACCATTTTATTTACGTGCTATTAGGTTTGGCAATGTAGATCCAATGCTTCATTTGTTTAAAGCAGCGGGGTATAAAGTTGAAGCAGACCTTGTATCAGCAAATACATCAGTAGTATACTTCCCAGTTGCATCTGGACATCCAAGGTCTGAAAAAGATGTAAGTCTTTTTGAGAAAATTGGTTTGGCAGCCACTGCTCAAAAATATTGGTCTGACAATGGAGTTTCTGTTACATTATCTTTTAATAAAGAGACAGAAAGCAAATATATTGCTCCAGCATTACATTTGCATGAGGGAGAGTTAAAGGCTGTATCATTTTTACCTATGGGAAATGAAGTATATCCACAACAGCCATATAACGAAATAACAAGAGAAGAATACAATTCCTATGTTGGAAAAATTGCAAAGATTGACTGGTCTGCAATTTATGATGGTGTAGAAAACTTAGAAGCGCTAGGCGAAGCCTATTGCAGTACAGACGCTTGTGAGATAAAATTATACTAAGGAGAAATAATGAAAAAAATATTAATATCAATAGCAATCTTTATATTGGCATTTGCTGGACTACAAGGTTTTGTCAAGTCAGATGAAAGTTGCATTAATCTTTATGTTGACTACGGTCAACTAGACGACGGTACAAAATTAACAAAGTGCGTAGAATCTTATAACAAAATACTTGCTTTAGATGTTTTACAAAAAGCAAATCTTGAAATAGAGGGTACCAAGAAATATGGTTTGGGTGTGGTTTGCAGGATAAATGGTTTGCCAGATGCAAAGGCTGAATCTTGTGAAGTTATGCCACCAGCAGAAGCATATTGGGCAATAATCATAAAAGAAAAACAAACAATTCCTTTTCCTAAAAAAGAATGGGGTTGGGGACAATTGGCTGTAGATCAACAATATTTAAATCCAGGAGATTCGCTTGGATTAGTTTGGACTGGTCCTAAAGGAGAGTTAAAGTTTCCATGAAACTAACTGATAGAGACATAGAACAAAAATCTACTTACAAAGTCATAGTTCAATTAGGATTAACTTTATTATGTTTGTATATTGCTAATGCTAAAACAGTAGATATTTGGCGATCTTTGACAGGACACTAATGGTACATTTAACTCGCATATACACAAAGACTGGTGATGATGGTAAAACTTCTACTGTTACTAACGAAAGAATACACAAGAGTAGTGATTTAATTGAAGCAATAGGAGCAGTAGATGAAGCCAACTCCGCTATTGGCATGGCAACTGAATTTCATAATGACATTATAGATAGAATACAAAGTGATCTATTTGATTTGGGGGCAGAACTTGCGGGGGCACCAACAATATCAATATCAGAAGAAAGAATAACTTATTTAGAAAACGTAATTGATGATTATAACGAATATCTGGAGCCTCTTCATTCTTTTATTTTACCTACTGGACCTATGCACAATGCAAGAACTATTGTCAGAAGAGCAGAGCGCCAGGCATGGAAAATAGAAGGCATCAATATAAACATTCCTAAATATTTGAATAGGCTTTCAGACTTATTGTTTGTTATGGCAAGGTATCATAATAAAGGCAACGAAAAATTGTGGATTCCTAAAACCTAATTTTTACCCTGCTATAATAGGTCAATAGGAGAAAAATGTCTAATCCGTCTAACTTATATGCAGAAAAAGTATATGCAGAACACCCTACGATCTTATGGGCTTTAGACGATACCGCTGATTATTTAACATTAATAACAGAAGAACAGAGGGCCTTTACTAGTTGGATTAGAACAAATGTAACATCTATTGCCTCAACCAGCGCTCCTTCTGTAGAGCCTTTTACGGATAGCGTAGTTAATAAATTAAATTTGGTAATTCCAGCAAATACCAGTTTTACAATTACATGTATAAGCGATAGTTTAGTAAATTTTTCTAATTTAAATTCAGATCTTGCAACATTTGCTGTTGGCACATATTTTTTTGATTCTTCTGCTTTATTAAGTTCTGTATCAATAGGATATGAATATACAGATACAACAACAGCCCTAGATATACAAGAACTAAACACTTTTGAAACAACACTAAATGCTTCTTGGGGATTTGTGTCTGGAACATTTGAAACTCCAAATGAAAATACAACAATGAGAGCGGTTGTAAAAGCAACCTTTAACGGCGGAGCATCAACATCAACAACTTCATTTTTTATTAATGGGGTTAGTGTAGGACAATGGTCAGAAGAGCACAACAGTTATTCGCTTGGAGTAGCAGGATCAGAAATTACTTCTCCTACTATAGCGATTGCTACAACTAGTGGAGTTGAAGCAGAAGCATATGGTTTGGGCGGGGATTCAGGATATTATTTAATTAATGACAATGCTTTAGTAGCAAGAAACTCTAGTGTTCCTATGGTATACGGTGCAAGCGGTTCAACTATTTTATCTCCAAATGCTTCTGGAGAACCTTCTTTAATAATTCCAGGAAAAGGATTTTTAAATGAGGCTGGACAATATAAAGAATATACTGTAGAATTTTGGACCAGAATAAATTCAAATGCAATTACTCCTAAAAGAATATTTGGTCCAATAGCATCATCAGATGGTTTGTATGTAGAAAGCGGATTTTTAACTTTTGTTATAGGAAATAATTTTGGATCTCATTTCGTAGGCGAATGGTTTAGGCCAATGCTTATTCATATTCGTTTAATTAGAAACAATGCATCAGTTTTAGTAAATGGTGAAGAAGTTATAAACTTTACTATAGATACAGATAATTTAAGTTTGCCAGCAATTTTAGATGGGGATGACGAACAAGATTGGCTTGGATTTTATTCATACACAGATGTATCTCCAATAGAAATAGATTGTGTTGGTATTTATTCATATCAAGTTCCTATTCCAGTAGCAAAGCGCAGATGGGTTTATGGACAAGGAGTTGTTTCTCCAGAAGGAATTGATTCTGGATATGGTGGAACTTCAGCATTTATAGATTATGGTTTTGCTGACTATACTGCTAATTATACTTATCCAGATTTTGCTAGTTGGAATCAAGGAAGTTTTGATAATTTATTAACAACTTCAACCTATATTGGAACGCCAGAATATCAATTGCCAACAATTTTTATAGGAGATGAAACCTTACAAGATTTATATGATGACAATCAAACAATACAAGATGAAGACAATAAATTTATAACCTTTAGACCAACTACTAGTTGGAACTCTGTTCATGCTTATTATAATTTTACAAACTTTGATGTTTTAAATGAAGAAGTAAAAGCGGTATACGGAGTATTTAGTCATGACGATGTTACCTCAATAGAACAAACTCTATTTAAAATATACAATAAAACAAATGGTAACTATTTTAAAGTTATTCAAGATGATAACTCTCTTGTGTATAGTTTATATTACAATGGAGCAACTACTTCTTTATATACATTTTCTTCAATATCTGTAGATCAAATATTTTCAGTAGGCATTAATATTCCAGATTTGGTTACAAGGTTTGGAGGAAATGTTTCTTCTTTCTTTGGAAATAGAAATGGTCTTGAATTATATGTAGGGGGCGACACAACTGCCGCTAATACATTTGAAGGACAAATGTATTCTTTTGGACTATGTACCGCAGTTAATTTAAAAGAAGGCGAAGATTATTTTAGTAGTGGATTTGCAGTTAGCACTTCTGGTCAATCATTAATTGCATTTACAGCAAGTTATACTTTATTGCCAACAGAAGCATATGATACATATTTCTTAGATATTGGAGTTGCTGGTTATTGGGAAGACTATTTACCTCTTTCATATTTTGCACAATTTATTGATGACTCAGCAGGCAACTCATACTACGGACTTGATTTTCTACAATTCAACATTGGATATCCATCTCCATCTGAATTAGTTGATCAGGCTTCAACAAGCACTTGGACTTATCAAGAATTAAAAGATGAATACGAATATCCAATACAAAGATCGTATAGTCAACTAGATAATTATTTATTTACTGGCTGGGACAGTTACTTGCAAATGTCAGGACAAACAGAAAAGTATTACGAATATGATACAGAAGACGCATCAATTAGAAGTTATATAACTTTTCAATATGTTGAAGAAGGAGCCAATGCTCCAAGGTCTAACTTTACTACAACCAGAACTGCTAGAGAAGGTTCTATTATTGACATGTCAGAATTTTCTAATTGGCCAACAACAAAATTTGAAGTTGTAGATAATACATTATTATATCCTGCTAAAAATATTGACTTTAATCAACTTGCAGTCGTAACACATTTAGATTTTAATATTCGTGGTATTTTAAAGAAACCATTAAAATTAAGAAGATTAGAACTTGCATCTCAAGCGTTTAATGATAACTCTTTTAATCCAGTAGGAACTAGATTTGGAGTAGATATTTTTCCATATAAAAAAGCGGGAATTTATTATGACTATAAGTCTAAAAATCCATTTAGTATTTATAAAGGAAGCACCCCTTATCTTTACTTAAATAAAAGTTCTGGAATCAAGGTTCGTGGAGACTACGATCCTTTAATAAATAGAGGACTATCGGTTCCAATTAATATAAATAAAGCAGATAATTATCGTGTAAGTGCCATACAAATGTGGATGAAATATGACGAAAGACAATTTCCAGAAACTCCAGTAGAACTTTTTGACATTAAATATAAGGCTGACACAATTAAATTTTATTTTGTTGCAGATAGCGAAACTGGCAATCGCGCCAGAGTATACGCAAAAAGTTTAAACTCAGGACAAACTTACAATGGTTTATCTTATTATTGGAACGGCAAACTTGTAAGAGAACCAGTTGTTACCAGAAATGAATGGGGAGTCCTTGGAATTGGCTTTAGTAGTGCTTTGCTTTATGATTTATTTCTAGGTTCTATTAATCTCAATGGTCAATTTGTATTTAATAATATTTCATTCTACCAAGCAAATAATTTACAACAGATTCAAAGCAGATTAACTAGACCATGGCAACAGGTAATATCTTATGAAGGAACAGGCCTTGATTGGCAGTATTGGCTTAACTCTTCCACTTGGGAAGGGGTATTAGTAATAGGATCATCAGACAGATATGGAGTAAATCCTGTCAATGTTTATAATACTTATATAGGAACTAATAAGATTATTTTTGATGATGAAGAAGGATTGACGATAGATGCAGACAAAATTAAAATATATGCAGATACAACATGGACGTTGAAGGTTGGTACACCAGTATAATCTGCTATACTTGTGGATATGGGTAAGCGAAAAAAACCAATAATTGGTAACATTAGGCGCAAAGTCATAGAAAAAAACTATGATTGGGGTCTTTATGTGTACAAAAAAGCCAACGGCAAATGGTTTATGGATGGACAGGAAAATGTATTAAACATTCCAGCAATGCGTGGAGACGTGTCTAAGATTGCAGAATTAAAGAAAGCCGCTATGTATTATGGTGATGAAGGAGATGGACAATGTATTTTTATCCCTGGTTTAAACAGGGTATCTGAAGAACAGTACTCAGAAATGAAAGATAGAATGAGACAAGGTTTAATTCCAAACGTTAACGACCTTGGAGCAGTTTATGATGCTCAAAAAACTTTAAAAAGACATGGAAGAGAGGCTTACGAAAGTGAGTGATGATTTTGAATATATACACGCTAGTTTAAATACTCAATACAAAGAAACTAATCAATTTGCTAATTTAGACCCTTTTTCTAAATCATGGGACGAGTTAAAAAACTTGTCAGGAATTGACAACAACTTTCGTCGTAGAACTAATAGAAATTTAACAAAAATAGACATTACCAGTTCTGCATATCTTGATTCTGCTAATGCCTTTCCTACTGGAGATAATTCAGGTTCAAAACAAATTAATCCTGGCACGGTATATAGAAATGGCTACGGATTATTTGACGTAATTACCCCTCCATACAACATGTATGAGTTTGCCAACTTTTATGATACAAACTTTGCCAATCATGCTGCTATTGATGCTAAGGTAGAAAATGTTGTTGGTTTGGGATACCGTTTTGATATTACAGATCGCACAATGTTAAGTTTTGAAATGAATGAAGATCAGGAAATGGTGGGTAGAGCAAGAAATAGAATTGAAAGAGCAAAGATTGTGCTTCGTGATTGGCTAGAGTCTTTAAATGATGATGACTCTTTTACTACGATAATGGAAAAAATATATACTGATTTACAATCAACTGGTAATGGATTTCTTGAAGTTGGTCGTAAAGTAAATGGAGAGATTGGATATATTGGTCATATTCCAGCAACCACAGTTCGTGTTCGTCGTTTAAAAGATGGCTTCTTACAAATCATTGGTAACAAGATAGTATATTTCCGCAATTTTGGAGCAAAGAACCCAAACCCTGTAACTGGAGATTCTAGACCAAATGAAATTATTCATCTTAAACAATACTCTCCACTAAACACATTTTATGGCATTCCAGATATTTTGGCAGCCATGCCGTCTTTAATTGGAGATCAACTTGCCGCTCAATACAACATTGATTATTTTGAAAATAAGGCTGTTCCAAGGTATGTTATTACGGTCAAAGGCGCTAAGTTGTCCGCAGACGCAGAAGATAAAATGTTTAGATTTTTGCAGACTGGACTTAAATCTCAGTCACATAGAACTTTATATATTCCGCTTCCAGGAGACAGCGATGGCAATAAGGTTGAGTTTAAAATGGAGCCTATTGAAAACGGTATTCAGGAAGGCTCCTTTAAAGAGTATCGTAAACAAAATCGTGATGATATTTTAATTGCTCATCAGGTCCCTATTTCTAAACTTGGAGGATCAGACTCTGCATCAATTGCTGCTGCTTTAGCCCAAGATCGCACATTTAAAGAGCAAGTATCTCGTCCAGCACAAAAATATTTAGAAAAAATGGTCAACAAGTTGTTAAAAGAAAAAACAGATGTTCTTGAACTCAAGTTCAACGAGTTAACTCTAACTGATGAAATTGCACAATCTCAAATTTTAGAAAGATATGTTAAGACTCAGGTTATGACTCCAAATGAGGCTCGTGACAAGTTAGACCTGCCACAAAGGTCAGATGGAGATGAGCCATTTATTATGTCACCAAGACAGGCAACTGATGCTAGGGCAAATTTAGCAGGGAATAGACAAAGAGACACAGAAAGAACAAATAACAATTCAGATTCACCATCTACATTATTAGGACGGAATGCACAAGGAGAAGGTCGTTCTTCTCAGTAATATCCATATATTGATATAAACAGGTGATATAATTGTTTAGCAATGATCACTAATATAGCACACTGGGTTACTGATGGCGACAATGTTCGCTTTTCAATGCCCATTGACAAGATTGATCAAGAACGCAGAATTGTTTCTGGTTTTGCAACCTTAGACAATGTTGATAAGCAGAATGATATTGTAACAACAGATGCAAGTATGACTGCTTTTAAGAAATTCCGTGGCAACCTTCGTGAAATGCATCAACCCAGTGCTGTAGGTAAGGTTGTTTCTTTTAAAGAAGATCGTTATTTTGATCCTAAAGTAAAAAAGTTTTATAGCGGAGTTTATGTTTCAGCATATGTTTCTAAAGGAGCACAAAATACATGGGAAAAAGTTCTTGATGGAACCTTGACTGGTTTTTCAATCGGTGGCAGCATCAAAAAATTTGATGATGAATTCAACGAAGAATTAAAAAAATCAGTGCGTATCATTAAGGAATATGAATTAAGCGAATTATCGCTTGTTGATAATCCAGCCAATGAATTTGCAAATGTAATCTCTATTGAAAAAGGAGAACTTAGCGGGTACTTAGCAAAAACAGAAATTGAAAATGTTTTTTGGGATGAAGAAAACGATCTAGTTTTAATTTCATCTTCAGAAACAGAAGCAAGTCCACATTCTGGAAAACCCATGCAGAATATTGGTTTTGTAGAAAAATCTGACAAAGAAAATACAGAAAAAATAAAATTCTTAGTTGATAGTGCAAAAGGCATTAGTACAATTAAGATTAAAAAGGAGGATAATCTTATGACAGAAGAAACATCAATTGTGACTGAAGCAAAAATTGTTGAAGAGACACAAGTTGTTGAAGATGTTAAGGTTGCTCCAGAGGCTACAGCAGAAGTTGTAGCAGAAGCAGAGGCAATTGTTGAAGAAGCAGTTGCAGAACCTGTTCTTGCTAAATCTGATGAAGTTGCTCCTTCTATAACAGAAGTTGTGGAGAATCAAACTAATGTTGTTTCAGAAATTAATAAGTCTGTAACAGACATAAAAAATTCTCTAACTAATGCCTTGAGCGATCTTGCAGCAACAGTAAAGTCTGTACAAGACACCGTTGCAGCAATTACAAAGTCCCTTGAAGATGTTACAGGAAAAGTAAATTCCGTAACAAATGAAATAAAAGAAGTAAAGGGTTCTTTTGATGAGTTTGGAAAGAGAGTAGATGCAGTAGAAGCAGATACCGCTTTCCGCAAGTCTGGCGATCTAGGCGAGATCGTGCAGGAGTTTTCAGAAATGAAGGCTCAAAAATCCCTATGGGGCGGACGTTTCCTCACAAATGCCGACCTATTTAAGTAAAAACCGAAAATGGAGGTGAATAATATGTCGGAACAAGAAATACAAGAAAAACTGATTAAGGCTGCTGAAGCAGGTGCTTTCGTATCTGGTGGTATTGGAAGTGCAACTGCAACAGATCCAGATGGTAACGTATCTCCTGCAGGTTCTCTTGGTAACGTTAGCGGTGGAACTTTTGGTGTAACAACTGGACCAAACGCTGTTAATCCATTCCCAGGAACAAACGGAGGCGTACTTAATCCAGAACAGGCTCGCCGCTTTATCGACTACGTGTGGGATGCAACAGTTCTCGCCAAAGATGGTCGCAGAGTTACAATGAGAGCAAACACCATGGAGATCGAAAAGGTTAACGTTGGTGAGCGTGTGATTCGTGCCGCTGCACAAGCAGATGACACTTACACAAACGCAGGTGCTACATTCAGCAAAGTAGAACTTACAACCAAAAAGATTCGTCTTGATTGGGAAGTTTCTACAGAGTCTTTGGAAGACAATATTGAAGGTGCAGCCCTTGAAGATCGTCTAGTTCGTTTAATGACCAATGCTTTCGGTAATGATATTGAAGACTTGGCTATTAACGGTGACGGTGCAACAGGCACATTCCTTTCAATTATGTCTGGATTCATCAAGCAAACTCGTGGAACAGTAGGAAATGCTGCACACGAATTAAGCGAAACAATATCAGACAATAACTTCACAACAACAGTGATGCAAGACTTGTTATTGGCAATGCCACGTAAATATCGTGCCATTAAGAGTAATTTAAAGTTCTATGCAGGCACTGATGCTTTTGCTGGTATCGTTCGAAACAACGGTACACTTGCAGATGCTATTTCTGCAGCATTCGCTGACAGAATTGGTAGCACACAAGCAAACCGTCAAGAATTCCTTGATGGTGCAGCACAGACCTTTGGCCCATCA